TTCCCTTGGGACAAGATGGTTTAGAACTGGTATCTCATTGATTAGTCTAAGGGTAAACGTAGTGAAGTCGCTTGCCCTGTTCTTGCTTGCTGACACAACTAAAATGTTTTTGGTTGGGTCTACCAGGAGTTGGTGACAAACAAACGCAGAAGCAATCCAGCTTTTTCCTACTCCTCGAAAGGCTTCTACAATCTGCCTGTCAGGTCCAACTTCCATTCGCTTAGCAATGTCATATTGAAGCGGTGTAGGGTCAGGAAGGTTGAGATGCTTCCAGACAATATAAAGGAAGTTCCTGAAGTCTTTTAGTCTTGGGTCTATTTGATTCATAGCCTAGTTAATATTTAACCTAGTGAACTATTAAGCAACTTAAATAAAAAAGGAACTCCTCTCTGTACAACAATGTAAAACATAAAGAAAACTTGTTCATTAATCAAGGCTAACTTGTTGATTGTTAGCTTTATTCCCTTGGCTACCACCACCACGCCCCTGGAGCACCCCCAGAACAAACGTTCTAATATGCTCATATCCCCCTTAAATAACTGACTATAAACAAAAAACAAGCCGTGTTGCCTGTTTGTCTAGTTATCGCTAAACCCGCCTGTTTTGTTCTTCATTGACTTATAGATCTTAAAATCAATTGTAGACTTCTTTTTGCTACGGCTAATACCAAGCTTCTTTCGCCTATTGATATTGTAGTACAAACCTTTTTTCATTTAGTGCTTAGCCCTGTTCTTTGACTTGGACATAATCTTAAGGTTACGGAACGAGTTGTTCATAGGGTTACCATCCTTATGATCTACGTCCTTACCACGAAGTCTAGCTTTTCCGTACTTTCGAATCATAAGCCTTCTGGCCATATTACGCCTAGCCCTGCGTTTGATCTGGGCAGACGTTCCCTGGTACTCTCGGTATTCCTTAGCGTAGTCTCTCATATGTTAAGACCAGCATCAGAAGAATTCATTGTAGAATCGCCAATCCTAAAGTTCCCATTGTTAAAGCTAAACCTTCCTGTAGTTGCTCTAGGCATTGAGGCAGGTTGTACTTGTTGCTGACCCATTGGTTGCTGTGCGTCAACATATGCTGGCATAGCTGAGCTTGCTGAACTTGGGGGAATTGAAGAAGGTGTAGTAACTGCATTAGCATCACTAGGTTTATAATAAAAGGGACTTCCTGGTGAAAAAAGGTGACTTGTGTCTTGCCTTGGTGCTCTTGGTGCTCCACTTTGCAATGTTAAGCCAAACATTGGAGTGGGCTTTTCGGGGAACGTTTGCATACCTGGCACACACATAAACTTACCCTGCCCTTTCAAATGGCAAAGCCTCTGCTTGTTTCACATTAACACCCTTAATCTCAAGGGGTTTGCCTTGGTCTTGAAAAGGAAGGGCTAGGGCTAGGTTAAACATAGGTGAAGTCTTTTCTGGCATAGCATCTATTCCGTTATCTTTCAAGAATTGTCTTGCGACATTGAGATCCGCTGGTGTTGCTTCCCCATTGTTAATGCGATCTAGCAGGGTATCGGCTACTAGTTCGTGCAGGTCTTCTAGCTTTTTCTTTAGTTCAATTTTCACGTTATGGACCAAAAATTTTACTTTTTATTGTTTCCCAAAGCGTAGTAAAGGCAAAGGTGATAGCGGTAACAATCCCTAGCCCCTTCATATAGTTACCCTCGATAACACGAAGTCGTGTGTCGTGCTTTTCAAACGTAAGCTTAAATTCTTTTTGATTTGTTAAAACCTCTGAAAGCATACCTTCCATTTTTCCTAAACTTCTATGTAACTCACTACTCATCGCACATTCTGCAATTCACTCAATACTTCTTGAGCTTCAAGCACCTTTCCTTGTCTTCGAGCCATTACTAGTTTATCCCGAAGAACCCTATGGCCATATAGTTCTGGGTATTCTTTTAACATCTTTTCTTTAGCTGTAGCCCGATATTTACCAATAACTTTCTTTAGTTCATTGACTCTTGGACTATCCAATCCTTCAACTTGATCGGAAGGCAGAGCAAGGTACTGAGGAGAAGTAACAAGCTTGTTCAGGGCTTGGCGAAGGTCTTTGTTGCCTAGTTTAACCTGACCTGTTAGCTCGATATACCTGTCGTAAGCGGTCTGCCCTTGACCATTCCTATACTTGCTTAGGTCTACTCCACCACTTTCTACAACTGGAGGCATACTGAAAGAGTATCTCAAGTCAGCTAATTCATCCATAACCCTGTCCTTTTTTTGCTCACTATAAAACAAGGGGCTAATAAAGTCTGGTCCAATAGCTTCTTGCCGTTTGATAGGTTCACCAAGGATGTTTCGTTTAGGTTCAAGCTTGTCGCTCAGCCCAGGAATTTTCTTTGTGAACATATCTAAGAACGTTCTAGCCTCCCGCATAACAGGATCACCAGAAGGCACTACTTGGGAGACAAGACTAGGAACAACGAGAGAGCCGAGCCTTGTGCTGATAAACTGAGACATCTTTCTGTCAGGTTGGTTAATTGCATCCATTATCTGCTCAATACCAGTAAGGTAGCTTTTGCTTGTGATGTTCTTGCTTAGGGCCGTTCCGATTGCAGAACCCATAAAGTTAATCCAATCCTTACTGCCTACCTTGTCTTCAGTAACCTTATCAGAAAAATCAGCTACAACACCAAGGAATGTAGCCAACGGATCAAAGCGTTGGTAAGACACATATTGATACTTGTCGCTACCTGGCATCTTAAATCTAAGGCTATATGGTTGCCATCCTGTTGCCTGTTTTAGGATACGTTCTTTTTCATCTGATGGTCCTTGGCCTGTGATGCTTCCACTAGCCCAAAGTCCAACTGCCGTTGCCATAACAGAAGCCCCCATAGCTACCTTTCCTTCTGCCTGTGCCCTTACAAAAGGATCGGAACTATAAAGTTCTTTGGTTATCTGAAACTTTGCTTTGCTTAGCTCAGGAGCAATCTTTTCTAAAGGAGTGTTGCGGTCAAAGCCTCTTAACGCACCTTCTACATAGCCAATAGCTCCAAACGCACGTTGACCGAAGAATTTAACAATGTTAGTTGGCGTTGTTACGAAAGGCATAACAAGTCTTAGTGATGGATGATCTCTAACAATTTTCTCTACTGATCTTTGAATCGTTCCCTCTGCTCCACGCTTTGTAAAGGTAACTTCTTCTGCCCATCCGTATGCGTATTGAGCTAGGTTAGACTTGTTCTCATCGTAGTTTTTAGCAACGTAATCTGTAATATACTCTTCTAGTTCAACTCCATTCTTTCCAGCCCTAGCCCCCTCAAGAGCACCACGCATTCTTACGTTCTTGAGTGAATATAATCCACCACCTTTGAGAATTAGATCGTTAATCTTTTTGTCTGTATTTTGAGCTACCCATTCATCTACTTGCTCAGGCTGAATTTTACCTTCTCCAGCAAGCTTCCACCCTTCATCGTAAGACTCAGCGAGTGCCCTGCTTTTTGCTACAGACCTAAAGTTAAGATGTTTAGTGAATTCGTCCATCCAAAGAAGGGCTTTAGAAGGCATACGCACAACGTTACCAACCATAGTCGTAGCATCTGTAACAAGGTACTTAGCTAGTCCTTTAATTAGCGGAGACGCATTTGGATGCTTAGCTTCAATTTCAGCAAGTTTAGCTTGAAAGTTTTCTTTTGAAATAACTGGAGCATACTGCTCAACTGCTGTTCTTCCTTGAACAAGAGTGCTTTCTCCTGTTTTAAAAGCATTGTTAGCAGAGATAAAAGCTTCTCTTGCCGAATCAAGCATAGTTCCATACTGACTTAAAAACGCATTCCTAGTTGTTCTATGAATTGAATCTCCTGACCTCATATACGCAAACTGAGAGCCAATTGCAGATTCCATAGGCTTCCAGGCAGTAGAAATTAAGTTACCAAGGGCATTAACAGCAAATGTTCTTGGACCACTTAGAAGTGCATTGATCCACCACTCATTGTGGAGTTTCATCCAGAACTTATCTGGAGCAAGGTTAACAAGACCATCTGCTCCGTGTTTATTATAAATCGTTGCAAACCTTCTGATGGCTTCTTCAAAGTTTTCACGCCCAACAACTGCATCTCCGTTGCCAATAGACTCAGCTAGTGCGGTTTCATATTGCCCCATCTTTGCTGGTTCAGAAGCCCACTTCTTGCTAATGTTTGTAAACTCCTCTGCCATCTTAGCGTCAAAAGCCGTATTCTTAGCCATTGCAAGTCCACGCCCAAGATTGCTTCGAAGTTGTTTTTCGCCAAACAGAATAGACTGAATGTTAGGCATCAATTCGTTTAAGCGAATGAACCCTTCTCTGTAAGCTAGTGAAGCTGTTGCATCCCCAGGGTTTGCCGAAACAGCTTCTTTAGCAGAAATAGTTTTGTTAACAATTTCCCCAACCTGGTTAAGAATATCCATTCTTGCAAACTTGAATCCCATAACCTTGCCAGCAAAGTCTTCTGAATTCTTGGCACTGATTGTGAGATCTTTAATGTAGTCTTCCCCACCAAGCCGTTTAATCTGCTCAATCTCTTTAGCGACTACTTCAGGTTTTGTTACAACCTTTTTAGC